TGAACGGCCCATAAATTATAGGGACCACCAGTACCCTGACGATCACTGTCACCATCATCTGGCAACTCACTCTCTAACTTACCTGCAACAGTAACCTTTAATAATTTATCCTCAAAATTAACTGTGACCTTGGTTCTACGTGCCATGAAGTTAGCAAAATTAGCTGGATGAAGCTCACCTTTAATAGTGTTCTGAATCATTGGCAGCAACATCTCTTCTATATATGCATAGATCTGCACTACGGCAGCATCGAAACGTATGGCAGTAGTCTGTAACTCCCTTAGGAAGTTAGTAACACCGGTATCATCCCAGGTGAATTTGAATGCTGAATTGGCTACATTTACCTTTGCCATAATATAATTTTAGTATGGTTGACGAACATGAACAAAAAGTTACCCATACTTATTTAGTTCACTATCCAGAACATGGGCCTAGAGAGTCTGATCCGCACTATATTGATTTTAATCATTATAAAAAAACACATAAAGCTACAGCTAAGTGTGCCTTCTTTGGAACCGCCTCACAAACTCAATGTACGGATCAGCTAGAACTACACCACGCTCATATTGAGTTTGCTCTAACTAATGGCGTCAGCTTTGATGTGCTAGAAAAGTTCTACCCTGGTATCTCTAACCCTAATGAAGTAGGTGCATGGGTTGAGAGTGAAGCTAACTTTCAATGGCTATGTAGCTTTCACCATAGAGGCCATGGCGGTGCTCATGTAGCTAGCGCTTCAGACTTTGAAGCTCAGAAATTTGTGAAGGGTTTGCTTTCCTAACAAATACATACAGAAAATGATCCTGTATGGTTGTGTCCTCGTTGTGGTCCATTGGTACTAAGAACTGATTAGGCATGATAATATAGTGCTCACCAGCTTCTAAGAACTCTATACGTTCCTTAGTATCTATATCAAAGAACACATATGTGGGACGGTAATAAAGCTTATTATCTATCATTCTCTGTAATACTCTTCTAGTTCTTCTTTAGTGGCGGGAATAAATCTAGGCATTCTCTGGCCCCGCAATCTATCTGACTCTTCCTGAGTTACATACTGATATGGATGTTCCTTATAAAAGGTAACGCCATCTGGCGTAGTCAAACTGGCAGGAGTAGTCTGTGCATTGTCTGCCGGAATCATTTTCATGAGCACCTTGCCCTTATTATGGCGGGCATCTAATAGCTCTTTGGCATCAAATAGTAAACGATTCTGATCATATAGCTTCTGCTTCATAGCCCTATTATACCGTTGCTGATAAAATATTTGTATGCCTACCGATTTTACCAACTCCGAAGTTGTTAACCTTTCAGGTGTGGGACAGACCCATCTAATTGTGCCAAGCGTTGTCACAATATCTACAGGTGCCGGTGCTGCCGCCCCTGGCTCTTACACCTATGTCTCAGAAGCTCCCAATATAGCCTCAGTTAATTCCTCAGGGCTTGTAACTGGTGTTGGTACTGGTACAGCATGGGTTACGGTATTTAATAATTATGGTGGCGGGAATTCTAATAGTCCCCCCGACCAAGCTTCTAAGTATATTGCACCCGAACCTATTGGCTACGTTAAAGTAAACGTACAACAGACTGTTCCTGGTACTCCAATACTACCCAACTAAGGGTGACCTGAGAAACTTGCATTCTCTTACACTGGGGCCACAACCCAGCGGCGCACTATTTGCCTTAGGCCACAGCACGGGCTAAACGAATCGAACGCTTGCTAATGGGGTTGGAAGCCATTGTGCTACCACTACACCAAGCCCGCATGGTTCAAACAAAATAATGTCGATGCCATCGGACTAGTGTAAGTCTCATAGAGTCATAAGAGGGGATCGAACCCTCACCGCTTGCTTGGAAGGCAAGCGCACTACCATTATGCAACTATGACTTGCGGTACTCCCGGTCGGATTTGAACCGACGACCTCCTGCTTATGAGACAGGCGAGCACAACCAGGCTGCTCCACGGTAGGTAATTATAGTATAGCACAAAAAAGCGGGGGCTTCATCCCCCGCTCGTTTGCAGTATATATTAATATTACTGAAGTTTTAGATCGTAACCAAGAACAGCAGCGTCAAGGTTCTCAATCTGATTAGCGATTCTGGTATAAACCGTGTACTCAATTGAGTCTTTCTTGGGCTTGAATTCTCTATAGACCACGACTTCTCTCTGTACGCCCACAATAAAGTTCTGTGGGAACGTCCAGACAAAGTACCCATGGTTGCCAGATGCACCTGAATAGGTACCCGCAGCATTCTCAGGGAATAGAGGGATTTCAACAAGCTGGATACCGAATGGACGGACGGCAATTGAGCCACCACCCTGACCAGCTACACCACCAGGAGCGAGGTAACTCGATTCTGGCAGGTTGAAGAATCTATCGTTTGAGTTAGCAGCAGTTGCATTTAGAAAGTCCTGTAGTAGACCTGGCGAAGTTAGCCCTCGCAGATCACCTCTCCGTGAAAGGTACTTTCTTGGCATTGATTTAACAACGGTATTGAAGAATGGTCTGTCCATGACCGCTCCACCGTAGCTAAATAGGTGTGAACCATTTAGGCACCGCTTAATAAAACCATCTAAGGACTGAAGTAGTGGATCAGACGTAGAAGTATCACCGTTAATATAAAGATCCTCAAGATCGTTACCTAGCTGCGTAGCCATCATTCTAGCTACGTGATCTTCTAGCTGCTCACCCTCAAGGTTATCCTCTAGGGATTCAGTCGTTAGTTCCCAGTCTAACCGGATTTTGACAGTGGTCATACTGATCTTTGAAAAGACCGGATCGTTCTGAACAGTGCCATCGACACCTTCAGTTGCTTTCCGGGCTAGTCTCTGACCAATTGCCATCTTATCAATATCCTGGCTAGGTCTGGTCATTTTAACCTTACGAACCATAGACGTTAATGCCGTCTGATCCCATAGATAGTCAATGAAACGATCTGCCTGCAAGGGAGTAAGAATACCACCACCACCAGCACCGATGGTAGAAGTCTGTAGTACCTTTTCAAGTAGTTCCTCTGTAGTTAAAGCCATTGTTTCTTACACCCCCTATTTACCGTAAACCGGAAAATCTTTCTTTAATCATTGAGGGTACAATAGCGTCGGCCCATAGACCGGCATCCCCTTCGTCTGACTTCTCAAGCTTCTCAGCACCATCGCCCTCACCGGACTTCTTAATAGCACCTGAGGACTCAATACCGTCCATACGGTTTGATAGTTCCTCTATCTTTTTGGTTAACTCATCCTTAAGCTCGGCTAAAGCGGCCTCTGAAGTCGCATTTGACTTCTCAAGTTCCTCACTCATAGAACTAAGCTTTTTCTTGAGAGTCTTATTTAGATCGGCACCGAATCCTTCAAGGGCCTTTGCAAACTCTTCACTATCCATTTCGGATTCCATATCCTCCTTCGATTTTGTATCATCTTGGGACTTACTAAGTTCGCTACCCTTGACGATGGCTAAGAATTTTTGTAGAAGATTCTCATCTTCATTTTTAGCATCAATTTCTTTCTCTGTCGAAACATCGTTGGACTTGGAGGTATCTCCACCATCATCATCTGTTTCTATGCCAAATTTCTTAGCAGCAGCCATCACGGCAGGCTTTGCCTTAGGACCGAATGGTGACTGATTTAACCGTGCTAACGCATTGCGAACATGCGCCGCATCATGAATTGGAAAATGACCTTTACCATTTTCATCTACATACGCAAATGCAGACTTAGGGAGCGCATTACGTGCTTTTGATGTAAGTACAGCCTTTTCCAAATCTTCTAAAGACATATCTTCTATTGACTTACCCATATCTTTCACATGAGCAAGCATTGCTTTCTGCTTGGCATAATCCAAGTCAGCAGCGTGATTATGCAGGTCGGCAGCAGCACTATGATCATTACGAGCACCAGCTTTGGATGCGGCTTCCCTTAAGTGTGCCTGAGCAGCATTAATGTGATCTGTTTCATTATCACAACCCTTGCATTCGTCCATAGACGATGCATCATCATCGCCGTCCGCATCTTTAATGAGCGGTTCATCTGTAAATTTTTTCATATCTTTGATACTCTCGCTATTGTCCCAACCAGCAGGGAGTCTAAGCCCTAATGAATTGGTGGAATGAATTATATGTGCCCGCAACGATTCTGGATTTTTTGCATCATTCACTAGATGCGCTGCATAGTCCACATGATCTTGAGTCTGAATTGGACCCAAAGCTTTACCGGCAACGGATTCACGCTGCCGCACCTTTTTTGGTAGGAACTTAGATATCGGAGTAGCAGCATCAAAGCTAACCTTCTCTACAATATCAGTGAACTCCGATTCGCCATCAATATCTTTAATAAGACTAAAGGTGGCTAGGCCATTGCAGGGAGCATCTACTAGAGATAGCTCATTCAGACGGTACTTCGTTACTCGTCTTACCGGCTTGCCTTTGAGCAGTTCACGTTTCGTTTCTTGTATGGCCCCACCGACACTAAAGCCAGTTAGAGTGCCATCAAGAACTTTTTGCCACGTATCTTCCGCCCCTTGTGAGACACGGGCTTTAACCCAAATACCATTATAAGTATTACCCTCATCATCTGTATACTGTCGTGGGCTAGCGGTAAGTGCTCTACCTACAGCAACTTTCTGATGCATTTCTCGTAAGTTGCCGGGCCATGCCTTGAATGCCTCCATAGAAGCATTTGAGTCTACAATATCGTCGGCATTATCTATATTATCTAGGGTCGCAAATCCCTGTACAGTTCTTTCTTTCTGATCAACCTTCATAAAAGGAATAAAGAAAGAGAGGCGGTCGTTGTCTAAAGAAACGTCTAGTGGCTGAAGGTCCATGAAACTTATTATAAATTACCTACGGTTAGTGGGCAACGGAGTGCTTTGACCCCCTTTCGATCCTTGCGATGCTCTATTGACCGGCCTTACTGGCGATCTAGAAGGGTTAGCATTTTTTGGTGACCCGTCCGTAGTTTGTCTAGGTCTACCTGGATTACCGCTACCTGGGACTGTAGTATCGGTATTAGAGTTTGGTCCGTTAGCTGCACTGGACCCTCCCATTTCTGTAGCTCCCGTAATATTGAGATTTGCATCTCCAATAGCTTGCTGTGTGGGATTAAGATATTCATCCCCTCCTGGTCTTGGAAGTTTTCCTCTTTCAATTCGTGCTTCATTTGGACTGTCCTGACCATTTCTGATATTTCTATCTTGAATTCTACTGATAGTATCTTTATCATCAATCTGATACTCATTGAATTTAAATTTAAACATATCAGTGAACTCTTCAATAATTCTATTAATTTTATATTCAAATCTACGCTTCTCTGGACCTACTAAAGCCTCATCAAAGTTCTTTGAATCCTCTCTACCTTGTGCTTGATGACCTGCACTACCACCTCCACCTCCACCACCGGCACCTAGCTTCGTGATGGGTACTCTGTGGCACATAGCTATTTCACCACGGTTCACCATTCTATATTCTGAGAAGGAACCATCCTGCATATCAGCTTCAATAGCTTCTAGCTTTACATCTACTGTTCCACCAATAGATGCAGGTACAGGAATGTAGAGAGTGCCATGATGGCGTCCCTTAACTTCTTTTCTAAAGTAATCAAGTATCTTTTTCTCAGCCGCAGCGCTGAGCTTCGCTCCCTTCACAATTAATGCATATCTAGGGACCGCCTTATTTTCAAAGTAATCCAAGTTGTATTCTCTGGCGTAGCGGTCACCAACCACTGACGCTAAAGCAGGCACAATATCAGGAATACCGTAGTAAACTGATTTCGCAGTGTGCTTCTTGATATGCAATATTTCATTAGGACGAGGATCTTTGCCAAAGATATCTGGCGTAGTTGTATCCCCAAAATTCCTAAAGAAAGTCAGACCAGGATATGGGCCTTGCAGACCCATGGGTTGTGGACCTACGTAGCCAGGTAGTACCCACTGTACAAAACCGTCCCGATCAATTCTTACCCGCATAGTATATGCAGGAATATAACCTACATAACCTATGGAGCCATCATTATTCCGCCCAACTTCAATGTAACCATTACCTATAGACTCAACATCAATCCATACCTTGAGTAATGTTTCTAGGAAAGGATCCTCCTGATTAAGACTCTCAATAGTTTCCTCAAGATTTAACTGTGCTCGTATCAGCTTAGCCGCAAGCTTCTGAACTTTCTGGTCCATTGACTCAGGAGTAGGCTTTGGTACCGGCTTTGGCTGTACCTTTGTAGTACGCATACCGGTTAATGGGCTAACCTTAGAAGCTGCCGTAGCCTCATCAGCTTCATGCTGATTCATCATAACCTGAGTATTATAAGATTGAAGCCGCTTATTATACTGATCAGTCTGCATAGCATCCTGACGCATCATTTCGACTTTCTTAGTTTCCTTCCACATATATCCAGCGCCAACAATATTATATGCCTTGGTCATAATGCAGGCATGATGAGTTGGATCCTCTGTGGCTAAGAAGTTTAAGTAGTCAAGATTATATGGAGGCCACGCCAATCTATAAAGCATGTAACCATTAATTTGCTCAATGGTTAGATATTTAGCGTGTGCTCCACTGTCACCCTGATATCTCTTTATAAGCCTTCTGGCCTCAGCTTTATCCTTACGAGTGACAGGTTTAATATGGACAAAGGGGTCCTCCACCTTTGCCAAGCTTCTTGACATAGTTGTTTCCTGCCAACTAACACCATCTATGATCGGTGTATCCGGCACTACTTCAACTTTTTCTAGGGCATTACCATCCGCCATTTAATTCTCTATAAACGTCAGCTAGGTCAGGAGTCTTACCATCCTGTAGTCGCTCCATCTGATCGTCCCACTCCATTTGAGATATTTGTCTAAAGCCCGGCATCCACCAAGCAATTCCACCTTCTATGCCAAGGGATCTAGCTGCGGCCCGCATCTTTTCCTCAACGACCTTATCTCCTACCTTACCTGCACAGTTAAGATAATCCTGATTAGCATTCTGTACATAGCGACCGTCAGGCAGTTTCCATAAGCAAACTCCGTATGGTACGTTGTCAGCTATTAAAGTTCTTTTAGGCTTATAAAGAGGCATGTAATAATTTTAGCCCCTATTTTACTACCTGCTCAATTCTTTGCAAAGCCTTCTTAGCAACTCCATCCCAGCCATACTCTTCATGTAGCTGTTTACCGTTCTGAAATGCCTTATCAAAAGCTGCTTGTGGATCAGCTAATATAACTTCCATATTATGAATAATCTCATCAACATCAAAGTCTAACCATTTACCTGGATGCTCTCTCTGGTTAGTAGAATCTACCAATGTGAGATTATTTAACTCCCAGCCAAAGCGACTAAACTCTTTCATTCCTGTAGCCGCAGGCAATATGCATGGTCCACCAGAAGCTATAAACTCAAATGGTGGTAAACCAAAGCCCTCACCTCTAGATGTAGTAACCAGGCAGTGTGAGTTATAGAATAGCTCCAACATCTGATCCTCTGTAAATACTTTATCTAAAATACGTATATTAGGATATGTTGATGGAGAAGCTATAATTGAACCTTCCTTATCGTATATTCTAGCCGTCACGAATCTATTAGTTTTAAAGATAAGCTGACAATCCTTGCGGCCCCCAAACTTCTTGTGCCACGCTTGTAGCATAATTTCACTACCCTTACGAGTAGCATCCCCACCAATATGAAGAAATATAAATGGTTCCGTTGCTTCTCTACGCTTGGGTTGCCACAAGTTTTCTATGCCATGAGGTAATACGAATATATTTTCCCGTTTAGTTTTCTGACGAAATACCTCAGCTACGAATTCTGATGTAGCCCATATATCATCCACCTTCATGAGATTATTCTTCCAGTTGCCTGGTATCTCAGTGGTTTCCCATGGTGTATATCCTATGGTGAAATCAGAAAAATAATACTCGGGGGGCATACAAAAATTAAGGGCTACCGGACCAAAAGGTTCCCAGGTAGCCCCATGTTTTGTCATGTGTAATGCTAATTGTTTGCCAGCCTTACCATAACCGGTGTGCTGGCCGATACTTACAGTATTCCAGTAAATTGGATGCACATTTTTAGTTTACCGTATGGGACAAGCTCCATTTAAGCATTCTAGTTCTGACTGAGAAACTATCCCGTGATGAGCTTCATACTCTTCCTTGCTTATCTTTTCAAAGGGTGGCTGTGGCCTACTAAGATCTGGAAAAATAGTGGTTCCTTTAAGCTTAGGTAGATAATGTCTTAGAGCCGCCTCTAATTGCTCTGGAAGTATTTTCTCAGGAGGAATATTTATAGTAAAAGATATAGCATTATCTGCATAGACTCTTTGTACCATAGCCTGTATAGCTAAATAAGTTTCTAACGGTACTTCGTCTGCGGCCTCAACTAATCTTTCATCATATGAATCTAGAATATTATCTTTACAATAATTTACTATAATCTTTGTATGTCCAGAAGGGTCTGTAACATCAGTTTCCCATTCAGCCCCAGCAGCCACCTGAGCTAAAAACTCTGGATGATTATCTTGATATCTGATCCGGCGCTTAAAATACTTCCGATAGATAGTTTGAAAAGCACCTGTAACACCTGGCAGATTACTAATAGAACCTGTAGGAGCTACGCATGTACCCTTTACTGGCACCGGGATCTTAAGCTGATCAGCATAAGCACGCTTCTCCTGGTCCACAACTTCCTTGAATAGCCTCAAAGATTCTCTTACATATGGACTATTTACAGAGTTAGAATATTTAATACCCTTAGATAAGCACCATTCCTGGTAGCCTAAAAAGCCTACACCAATACGCCTGTTACGATTTACTACATTTTTAACTTCCTCATTTGGCATCTTAGCAAATGTAGCTCTGATAAGGAATCTAGTCATGAGCCTGAATGCTTCTAACTGATCAATTATTGAATCAAACGCTGAAAGATTAACATGACCAAGAATACAAGCCTCGCCTGACTCTAAAGTTATCTCCCCGCAAGGATTTGTACCGATAATGTTCTCATCATTGATAGAGGCTAAGGAACGATTAAAGAATCCTGGCTCACCATCTCGTAACATTCCCGTAACACAGTTAGACATTACCTGCGTTGCTTGCTCAAAGTATGGATGCTCCGGGTCATTCAATGCAATGAAAAACTCATCATCAATCTCTACTGAGATATTGGTGGTCCAGTGATTAAGACCACCAGACTTGCAATGAATAAAGTCTAAGATATCGTCGTCCAGCCATGACTTCATAGCCATTCTACTGGACCGTCTTACTCCACCACTGACCACGCAGCGTGCTATTTCATGATCAATACACATAGCATCATAGCCAGTAATGTATGAATCAACCTTGTTAAGATATTCATTAACGGCCACAAGCATCTCGACTAATGGTCCTGGCCCGCAAGCTATCCCACCGAAGCCTTTGATTTCTGAGCCTCTACAACGTACCTGAGACACGTCAATGGTCATGGTTGAATACTGATGTTGGTGTGCCCAAAAGACACGCCGTAGAGCATTAACCCAACCTTCTCTGGAATCAGCAACTATTGTTTGTCCACCCGCTCCCCCACTATTAAGATGAATAGCTGGTTGTTTATAAACATGGTGCTCTACCTCAGCATAATCTGGATGGCTTGGGTCACACTTAATGCGTAACTCTACACCCTCAGCGTGATGATTTAGTGGCGCACATATATCTAGATAACGATTGGAATAATTAGCTCCTACTCCCCCGCCTTGCATAAGAAGATCGAAGAGTAATGTAAAGTGATTAGATGGATTACGGTCGAAGCCCACAACGAAACAGTTATTGATGAACTCTTTACCCTCACGAATGCCTGTAGCCCAAAGATGCCTCCCACCTGGCAGCAACTTAAAATCATAAATAAGGTCAAATAATTTTTCACGTTCATCTTTCTCTATATACTGTGGACCTACAAAATTACAATTACCATTTACTACTCTTCTTACTGTATCTTCCCAAGTCTCCCCTGGTCTTTGATAAGTACGATTATAAACTTTTTCCCCTAGCGGCCCCCACTTTGGGGCGTGTTTGACTACAGACTGTGACAACGCATTCTCTCCAACTTAAAAAATGGGTACAAAAAAAGGAGAACCCCTCGGAAGGGGTTATCCTTATTTCGTAAGTAGTTCCATTTTACCAGGCAGAGGTTCTAGGCGCAGCGGCTGGCGAAGATTTCTTGGAGCCAGCCAATACTTTTTTTAGCGATTGCCTTCCATGAGAATTCCCTATCCATCCTCTTTGCTTTGTTATAGGCATGGGTAAAGAAATAGGTTGGAGAATCTGAGAAGTACTGCATCCACAACACAAGATCTTCTACCTTTGGTTCCGCCCATTTACCATGACCAATGTGTGGTTCAAACTGACAGTCTACAAGTTCGTATCCTATAGGCCATACGAAGTCTTTATATTCTAATTGGCCACCCCAATTAGTTGCTAATGTTGGCATACCTGTTGCCGCAGCTTGGAATGCCGGTAACCCAAACCCTTCCCCCCGAGAGCACCCTAGAAAGGCGTGTGAGGCGAGATATAGATTTGTTAGTGACTCCTGTGACAACTCAGAAGTTATGACCTGTACGTTGCTTCCATAGGTCTTAAAATCGGGACGGCCTTTTAATATCAATTTAACATAAGGATCATCACCAAATGCTTCCTTGAACGCTGTATAAGCAATATCTCCACCCTTACGCTTAGAGTCACAACCTACATGCAAAAAGGTAAATGGCATTGATGGCTTACGTTTCTGTACGGGCCAATGTTCTCTATTAATCCCATGTTGTAAAACTCTAGTAGGCTTCTCTAGCCCGCTAGCTTTGAACCATTCAATATTAGCTGCACTTGGTGCCCATATTTCGTCCATCTCTTCCATGACTCTTAGCCAGCCGAATGGCATTTCGGTAGACTCCCAAGCTGAATAACCAATCTTATATTGACTACTCTTTTGCCAGTTATATCCCCACGGCTGCCCTAGACTAATAGCTATAGGACAATCATGCTTGGACCACCATACAGGGATTCTTTCTGCCTGCCACGCTTCTATAAGTTGCTGACCTGCATAACCATAACCAACATTCATTCCTATCCCCGCAATAGTTCCATTAAAACTTATAGAAAGTTTTTTAGGATCTACTGGTGGTCTAGGATCAGTCCTATCAGCATCATCAATATCTGATGGCCCGAAGAATCCTAACCCAATACCCTCAGGTACCTCGCCATCCTTGGCTTCTAATTCAGGATATACTACATCTCCAAACTTTATATCCTTAAATTTTCCCGAAAACACTCTTTAGCTCTTTCTCTATATCCCAAGACTCTATATCTTGTTCAGTTAGTTTATGAAAATGATCATTGAACTCTTTCAGTTTAACACCATGGTTCCTGAAAGCTGCTACTTCAAAAAAGGGAATATTATCCTCAATGAGCGTATTACATTGATTACAGTGTATCTGTACTAGCTGTAGATAATCGTCTGCATTGATCCAGATAGCTACTTCATCTGTGTTTCTTATGTACTGGAATCCGCAGTTCGGGCACTCGTAGAACCCAAGAACGTGCATGTGGTTCTGCTCACTTGCCATACCACTATTTTACACCCAAAAAAAATACCCGGCTATGGAGAGCCGGGTACTCAATGTTGGGTTATAAATTTTAATCGTGCATTGCAGGAAGATTAACTGTCTGACCTGCCATTGAAACAGTACCACCAGGATTATTGGTATGACCCCAACCGGTCGTTCTGTCGTTAACCCCGCCCCATGCTGGGTCAAGGTAAGAAGCAACAGGCTCGTTGATATTGGTGGAAGTCGTGGCCTGATAGACATACATACCAGTCTGAAGAATGAATGGCGTACCAGTGTAGGTGCAACCCTGGAAGTTGTTTGAAGCGCCACCCTGAGTGCTGGTATAAGTTACAAACACAGTCTCATCAGTATATGGATTAAACACAGCCAGCGTACCAGAAGCGGTAAAACCATTGGTTGCTGGGTTAGCACTAACCCAAATTATTGAAGCCGTTGAGCTAAGTGCTTGACCTGATGAGGCAGCAACAATTCTTAGTGGAGCATTAGCAGCATTATAAATGCTGTACTGACTAGTCCCACCAACATTATGGCTAGTTAGAAGCTGACCAAGCAGTGGACTTGGAAGAATTGGCTGATAATTAGCATCGTTAGGAGTAGCATCGTATGGCTGCTGGGCATAAGTAGAAAGCCCAGGAGCACTCACGGCAATAGTAGTGCTAGTATTATAAGCCTGCCCATAAGTAGTTGCACTACCATGACCAAAGCCCCAAAATCTATCTGCCAGGACAGTAGCAAAACTACCCTGCTGCTGATCAGTATTACCAAGCTGTGCGGTCCCACCGTAGTTTACGGTATATGACTGCTTTGCAGCTAGAGTGGAATAGGTCTGTGACGTAGTAGTACCGTTATAGGTTGAGTTGAATGAAGCCGTTGGTGGAGTAATCCCAGTCGTTACTGCTGAAACAACACCATCTCTAGCTACCGCAGCACTCGTCTGCTGAGCCTGATCAAACCCTAAATCGCTATTGCTACCAATCTGTGGAATCTGAATAGACTGAGCACCAGTAATATCATTAGCATCACCAGTCTGGAACTGCTGGTATGGATCATTCCATACAGCCTGAACGGTTACGTTTGAACCGCTTGCAAAGTTTAATTGTGTGGTAGCACTATGGCCCCACCCTGCCTGACGATCAAATATATCGCTAGGGACTCTTTGGTTAATAACTGGTCCGATTTTACCAGGGTTAGTCATCTACATCACCGTAAAAGAAATTGCGGATTTTCCGCTATCCAATTATGGCATTTAAGTATAGATAAAGCAAAGGGAGCCTTGCGGCTCCCTTCGTAACATTAATTAACTAACTTACTAAGTAATTTACGTAACTATAACGACCCACGTAGTGGCCCGCAATCTCTAGTATAGCACACTCATCTAGTATTTCTTACCCGGTGAGCCAGGTTTATGATAAGCATTTACCTTATTTTTATCTTTTACGGTGAGTTCATAAGCCTTCATACGCTCTTCCAAACGAGCCAAGGCTTTCCTCTTTTTCAAACCGCCCATTACCGGGTGGCTAGATTAATTGCTCTATTGAACGCTCTGATAACATATCTACGATCACCATTGGCACGACCGGCTACCTCATCATTAAAACGAACAATACTGCCACCCATTGCCTCTCTTAGTAGATCTTCGGCCTCAATAAAGGTAGTAGTATTAGTACGCCCATTAAAAGCCTTGTCTAGAGCGCCTAAAGCACAATAATGAGTGGTACCATTTACCTTCTTCTGAAAGGTATCGGTACACCAACCACTGTTCTGGATTAAATCTCTTGCTCTTGTAAGCAGGCTAATAACCCGCTGTCTCTGCTGTGAATTGCTCATACCACCTAGCGTATCAACAGCCGGTCCCTACAGTCGGGCCTCCAAATTATCTGTTTCTCGTTGGCAATATGGCGAGTTTCGCTCTCTCTAATTACCCTACCAGTTGGATCATAGGATAACCAGGCTATACGTACAGTGTCACCTTGTACAAAGCCCGCACCATATTTATGCGCTCTTGGTCCCGACATTAATGCATTCATAGAAGTAGCTACCCAATAGCCCTCAGCATTCTCTGGCAGATGAAGCACACTATCTTCTAGAAAGAGCTTCATCTTACGTATTCCCACCTTTTTTGAATTACAATAATTCATTAAATGGGTCCACGAATCTTCTTGATTGAACCGCTTGTTATCTGTAGTTAAAACTTCCCAGGGCATTTAGGCTCCTATATATGCAGCTTGTGAGTTACTAATCGTTGTCGCAATATAAGTATAGATCAGGTTGAACTGGATCATACCCATCCAATAATTATTACCCTCTATATAAATATCCTCGTCCTCATCTATTATGCGGACGAAACAGCCCATGAGTCTATATCCTGAAGCTAGGAAAGTTGGGAGTGGTGCCGCATCTAGGTTAGCTTGCTCAAACAGAATATTGATATTCAAGTTTATAAGTAGTGTATCCATCACTCTATGTAGAGTGTCATAGTTAACACTATAAACTTTATATTCTAACTTATCCCAGTGAACCATAAAGAATTCACGATCAGTATATGGTAAGACTTTATAGACTATAAAAGTATCTGGCGCAGATTCTCCTGCAAATTTACCGGGATAGTATTGTAAACTCAAACCACCCCCTGGATTAGTGCCAGTAGTATCAGCAACATTCTGATCTATAATTTGACTCGTATACTGATTAAAAGTATAGATAAAGTCAATACCACTACCAGTGACATAATTAGGCATTACAAACTACCACCTGTGGGGCCAGTAACCATACAGGTCTTATGATGCATCAAACCGCCCAAGCCACCCATTTTCTTTACACTTAAGACAATAAATGGTCCACCATAAATTACAGCGCCATTCATATCTGATATGTTTATGATCCTATATCCTGCCTGTATAGGCACTGACGGATCAAAATATACAGCATTAATTGCTTCATATTCTTCTCTTGGATTCGTGATTCTACTACCACGATTCTCCATATATGCACAGTTATATGTGCCTACAGTAGTCCACGCCTTAAACTGCTGACCTGAATTAGCAGCATAAGTCACAGTTTCCTGCTGAACAGTAGCCTGAAAGGTCAGTGGAAAAAAGCCTACTGTAACCATTAGGCCAGCCCAATATTAATAAGTACGTAATTGGACAGTAGTTCATCAGCCAGTAGGTTACCTGTACTGCCCGCCATCATTGGATTAACCCTAAAGCTATAATCCCCTAGCTGAGCCTGATCTATCCCAGCCCTAATTAGCGCAGAAATTCCTGTATAGGTATCTGCAATCAGAAGCTTACAGGCATCTATAACGTCATTAGGAACGTCATAGAAACCCCAATCTGCTGTGACCGTATAGTTTAACTTTTTACTAAAAAAATCATAGCCACGAATAGTGACATCAGACTTACGATCAATAAAACTGTAATCCACCGACGAATCCACAAATAAAACGTCAGGACGATGATGTATAAACCAAGGAGATACAAAATCAGTATCAACGTATATTGTAAGGTCATTCCCGAACGAGTCTGCAATATCATTTAAGGCTAGCAGCGAATACGGAAGCGGTAAGTCATCTTTACCCTCCCCTTGAATGACCCTACTTTTGTTTATGTAGGGACCGAAATCCTGCTGGCAATGCCGCTGAACATATTTCCGTATGATACGTTCAGTAAATGCAAAGTTGCTCTCGTTGGTACTATTATCAAGATTGCTGTAGGTACCGAAGAAATCTGATGCTGTTACTAGTGGGGTTACAACATTAACCACATTACGCTGAAGTACCGTTGCTGTATATGTACCAGTAGTAAGCGTAGAACCACTAGCCGTAACTATTTGGACTGTCAAAACGCCATTAACAACCGTAGTCGTTGGGTGGTTAACAAAGTTAGGATAAGGCTGAGCTACTGCTGTACTATAACTATAATTCTTTACAAAATAGATTGTATATTTACCAATGCTATTGGGCGTATAGGTATAAACGCCTGCCGAAGCACTCGCAAACCCTACCTCTAGATCGCCCCATTCATGTTGAACTACAACATTTGTAGTATTTGCGGGGGCGGTTAAGCTGATAGCACTGCCTAGATTAATTTCCTGCACACTAACAGTTTAGCGGAGCATACCTCTATTTTCGAGGATGCCAATCCTCGTTACAAATAACCTTGGTATAAGTCTTGCCATGAGACGTATCTACCTTTTCCCATTGCCCATTAATCCATCTATGTGCCCCGGCACCAGTTGTCCACAAACGGTCAAATTCTACTGGCGGAACTATACTGCCCATTAGTATCCCACCTGGGTCTAACTTTAGCTCGCCACAATACGGACATAACTCTTCATCTACTAAATGGTAAGCTGGTGCGCCCATATATACCGGTGGTGGCTCAGGAAGCGGCGGTTTGCCATCAACCAATAGCCTCCGCAATAGACAACTCTTCTGCCAGTTGGCAGCATTCTTCATATCAGGATATTCGCCCTTTTCCTTTTTATATACTTCCTGCCAAATACGGAAGGCGTGCCAGATAGCATATATGTGATCCCAAGTTATAGTAACTGCTTTTCCATCTTTATCCTTATATGGATACCAATGTTCTGGAATCTCACTCATGAATTACTACTTCCCAACCTTCGCTATCTAATATTTCAGGAGATACGTGCAGCTTGAACTTCTCCCACATTTTTTCCATTACATCTTCAGGGACAACTCTATCCCGCAAAGTATTACGGTAGCAGCAAACCTCATACTCAGTATTAAAAATATGAGCTACAGGCAAGCCGCCCCATCTCTTTATTGGAACTATGAGTTCTTTCCTGTATCTTGTTAGAAGATTGGTGGCATCAAAAATAACTGGATCGGCATCATAAACATGCTTAGCCCATTCAGCATGGGCTTTTTCAAATACCTTGCCATTGGCAGACTGATCTGACATATCGCCAGTCAACTGTAACCTAATTTCATCAGGACAAACTACATATCTAACCATATACCACTCAACCATCTCGGCTACCCATGTGGACTTACCAGAGCCAGGGATGCCAACAGTAATGTGATAATAACTCATAGTACCGCCTGCATAAGACACGCTTCCTCTAGAATACGAGTAGCTTGGCTTAGGGCCTCTGAGTCAAATTTCAGTTCTGGAATAGCTCTAATAAGAGATGGCTCCCAAAATTCAGTCACCCTAATGATATCTAGCTCATTAGCCACAGACATTTGTGAACTAACTTCATCCCAATAATCAGCCAGAGAGATTTGAAGTAGGATAAGATACTTTCTTAGGTCCGCCTCAGTTAACGTCCTCTGGCATATCGTTATGGCACAAGTTAGAAACTGGATTCTTTGCTCAATGCTATCTTCGTCCCTTAGTTCGTCTAGGATAAGCGCCTCTAGGTAAATTTTCTTATTCTCACCGCTAGCGAAGAATGCTTCATCCAGAATCTCATACATCAATTTTGGCCTCCAATGTTATTGCGGGGGGCCATCCCGAGACTGTATCCGGGGGATACGAGCCGACCCTACTGCCCAGGCTAGCACAGGGGGCTATCCCTCGGCGGGTCTGCCGAGAAATTCCATGCGGCTTAAGGATTATTCGATGAAGGGTGGGTAAGGAATATTCACGGTGTACGTTGGTGAGTGACAACTTAGACAGTCGTAAAAGAAGGGTAACGCTGCGACTCCGGCAGTATTCCTTTTGTAATGTAGAGGTTTAAGAAAATAAAGAAAAAAAAAAACAATAGGGACGAGCTATCTCTTGAGACAGTTTCTTATAGTAAGAGAAATAGAAAAAAAACGTAAGCCTAAGGCTTCTAAAGTAAAAATTTCATATGATCCATCTCTTTTACCACCTGAAAAACTTATAGCTATTAAAAAGGCTTTAGGTGAAACTCAATAAAGATCAATCAAACGGAACATACAATGTAGTAACTGATACACATTATGTTCTAGTATTCAAAAACATATCAAACATGGTAGAGTTCTTAGGGTTTTTAGCCCAACGAAATAAAGAATTCGTTATGTGTACTTCAGAAGTTATATATATAGATTCTGATGGTAAATTAATTTGTGAAAGACCTGATCCTTGGCATAATAAATATTATGATAAAGGAGCAACTGAAGTTACTTATGCTCCACTATTAAGTGAGTTCATAGTAAAAGAACTAGCCAGGTTGATAATAGAGTAGTAATGGAAAACTTTGAAACAGATAACTTATCCATTCCATTTGCAATGTGTTATGCATGTAATGACAATATGCCTGTAGAGATTTACCCTCTTGGCCTATTTTCAGAACTAGATTTAGATTTTCATATTGGTGGAACAATAGTTTCCAATGATGAACTATCTAAACTCCAACTGGTTTTCTGTGGAAAGTGTGGTGGTTTACTAAATAAAAGTGGACCTGTTAAGCTTGAATATTATGGTGAATCAGAACTCAGAGCACTTGGATGGAAGTTGGCTCCCCAAACGACAGAATCAGGAGAAACCGAGTAAAGAACTTATAGAGTTAAAAGGCCACGACGATAAACAATATCCTAGAGCTAAATTTAAACTTATTTGGGATAATGATATTAGTACCTACGATTCGATAGATTACGGTCCACGATGAATTATATATTAGAACTAGAACAACGAGATATTGCATTCATAGTTGAATGCTTAAAGAAAAGAATAGCTAAGGATCCTCATGCTAAGCAGGATGCCTTAAGAGTATGGAATGAGCTACATCTACAGGCTGGGGTACAACCACCAGATGAATTGCCTAAGCCACAACTTAATCCGCAAGAACTTACCGAAGCTATATATGGAGCATATTGTCAATGAAAGTTAGATACAATCCCCTGGCTAGAAAAACTTGTATTGATCTTCTGATAAAAAGAGTCAATGAAGGCATTCAGGCTGGCAATCTTAGAAAGGTTAGACTACAGCACAGACAGGCTCTCCCCATAACCCCGCCAGTTTCCCGTAGAAACCTTGCAAGAGCGGTGGCTATAGCTAGACACCCCGGACCATTTATTGATTTTAAGAAGGGCGATTTAGACGACCTTCTAGCAGGAGCAGGATATAGTGCAGAATAGAAAAGGTAGGCCAGTAGATGTACTGGCGCAGGTATTTGAGTCTAATGAGCCGCTAGGTTTTGGTGAGCTATTACGTGAAGCAGCAAAGTTTGTTGATAATATAGAGAAAGAAGGCGGCTACGTTTGCGGTATAGATCGCAATCTTGGCACAAGTGAAATAACCGGAGAGTGTGACCTTAGCCTCATAATATTTTATGAACTGTGGACACCAGATGCGAAAAAGGACGACTAAGAACCAGAATTGGCAAGACTGTCCAGAGTGCGATGGTCACGGATACGATAGTGATGGTACCCCTTGTTGGTATTGCGATGGCACGGCCATTGTTTATGAGGGGCCATCAGAACAGAAAAACCCTAGAGAGATAAGAGGAAAATTTTATGACAACCGTTAAGGCAAGACTTACAAATGGAGAGGCAGCAGGTATTGGTGCCGCTTTAGTTGTACTAGTTGCAGCACTAGTAGTAGGAGGATTCTTCTTCACCTCCTGGCTAGTAATGTTAGTTTCAGGTGGCCTATATCATGAGATTGGCTGGCCCGGTACTAGTTGGAGCTATGTGGGATCAATGTTAGTAACCCTAGCAATTGGCCTTGTATCCAGCATTGCTAAGGGCGTTAGCATCAAGGTTAATGGCTGAGGATGAAGCAGAAGATTTAGAGAAGGGCAAGTTTGGCTCCGGTGATGCCGGAGCTAAGCATAAAGGTCTTAACTCTAAACAGAAATCCAAGTGGGCGCAGGTAGCCAATGCTGTTCAGCGTGATACCGGTGACGAAGTTCAAGCCATCAAAGCGGCTAATAGCGTTATCAACGAACTACCCAAGAATCCTTCTATGAAGGTAAAGAACAAACCTAACAAGAAAAAGTAAATGCCACAGTTTGATATATATACTAAGACAGAATATGACGTTACCTATACCGTAGAGGCAGACGATGCAGTAGATGCTTATGAACGTTTTATGGCCGGACAAAATATTGTTGATGTAATTTACGACAATGATGTACAAGAAATCTTGAAAATTGAACAAGTCGATATACCAGCTAACAGTTTATTGGACGGACCTACCTTATAACGTTTATAAGGTTTATGAGTACTACGATGAGGATTATGATAGGCTAATGGGCCGGATCAAAAGCGATAATCCAAATTTGGTCTTTGTCTTAGCGAAATATAATCTTATAGAAGCTAAAATGGTTAATAATGCTTCTAATTCCTGCCCTAACAACTAGTGGTCCGACATTCAATGTTCATGGATGGACCGCCGACATCATTATTGTTGCCGCAGTTTGCGGAGCAATTTACTCAATATTGAGGATGATCGGTGTGTTTTATAGAGGAAGCAACAAAGGGTTTGTGTGGTTCAGGGGCGTAAACTCTAATGCAGAGTTGGCCCCTGAGCTAAAACGAGTAGCAGAGTTGGCACCACTGGTTGAAGAAATACATGCGGAATTTCATACTAATGGTGGTAAAAGTATGCGTGATGCAATGAATGAGAATACTCAGATCACCAAAGAGAATGCAGAAGCCCTGAAACAACTAGCTAAGGATGTGGAAACGTTAAAGCGTATTACATCCAAGCATTCACAACAGCTAAAAGATCTACATCTAGAAGAAAATTAGTCTTTCTCTTCTATATCTACTTCGTAGCCATGAGCAGCTTCAGCCGCCGATACCGAACCGTAATCTGTGGCAAAGTTGGCGTATAATGAAACCAATACAAGGTATAACACGCTGGCCTTGCTCCAAAAACCATGCATAAATATGAAGCAGCTTAAAGCTACAACCATATTAACAAGCCAAAAGTAAGTAAAGAAAAGGTGAATTTTTAGTTGGGTTTTGGGATCGCTCTCAAAATTTTTGATAACGACTTTAACCCATCCGTGTCTAGTGTTAAACTGAGTTTGTGTAGGTTCCGCCATACACTAAATATAACACTAGGAGTTTTCATAAAGCCATCATGAAATTAGGTAAAAAGCCTTATAGGCACGATCCAAGAACACTATTATTAGAAGATTATGTGGATGGGTCACACCTTCCTTTAATACCTGCAAGTTATGATCAAGGTACTCGTATTACTGATTGGCCCATGTTGGCTAATGATCGCTTAGGAGATTGTACAAGTGCTGGTGCTGGTCATGCAGTTCAAACCTTTGTGGCAGACTCTAGAGATGTTATTCTCAATGTAACCGATACCAATGCTATTAATTTCTATGAGTTATTTGGTTATAATCCCGATGATCCTAATACTGATCAGGGTGCTAACGAACTAGATGTTTTACGAGTATGGTCAAAGGTTGGTTATCCTGTTACTGATGCCGCAGGGACAGTAGATAAGCATCGTATAGCCGCATATACTTTAGTAAACCCAAGAAATATGAGGTTACAGAAAGCCGCTATCTATTTGTTTGGTGGCCTCTACAGTGGCGTAGCCCTACCTGCAATAGCACAGGAAATGGGTGACCATTGGATGCTACCCTCGGATCTTGGCGACCCTTACGCTCAACCTGGCTCATGGGGTGGTCACTGTGTATGGACCGTATCTTATGATGCTAATGGTGTAAAGGTAGTTTCATGGGGCCAGCTAATTACTGTAGATTGGAACTTTATTGCACACTACTTTGATGAGCAGTGGGCCATTCTATCTAGCCAAGATTGGCTTAATGGCACTAACTCCCCGCAGGGATTTAACTGGCAGCAGCTAACGGCAGATCTAGCAGTGGTGAGAGCATGATCTTTGTTGTAATTGCTTTAATTGTTGGACTTATTGTTTTAGATATTTTCAGCCTCAAGACTCAAAATACTAATCACAAAGCTCTTGTTGATTATCTAACTGGTCTTGGCAAAATACAAGTTGGTATTATGTCGGATCTAGGCAATCTAAATAATAGATTAGCTGAAGCTAAACCATCTAAAGCTGTAGCCGCAAAAGCACCTAAGCCTGTAGACCTATCTCCTATCGAAGAGAAGCTAGAGAGTATTGGTGAGGGTCAACAGGATTTAATTAACGTGCTCAATGCCCTTGTAGACCAGCTTAATAGCCTGCCTATAGAGTCCTTATATATGGAAGGGGAGGACGAGTAGCCTCCCCACAAGCTTTATCCACAACCTGTGGATAGCTCTTGTGGACAAGTGGACCTTGCCCCGCCTGGTAGCCTGTGCTAGCCTCCTGACCATCCCTTAGGGGTGACTTTGACTTGCCCCTGTAGTTAAATGGACATAACAAGAGACTTCTAATCTCTCATTCAAGGTTCGATTCCTTGTGGGGGCGCTCAACAGAAAGGACAACATGGAACCTTTTCAGTATATTGCTTATCAGCAGAATAGTGATCAAAGCTGGGTCCTTGTTCAAGATGTATCAACGGTGCTCGCTGAGTGCAAGGCAGATGCAGAACGTTTAGCAATTGCAGACTTGGTGAAGGCGCATCCCAATTATGATATTGTGAAGATCAAGATTTTGGTCCGCCCTTTTGCGGGGAGCTAGTTGCCTATGAAGAGAATGTACAAACTTCAGAATATAGAATAGATCCAAATTGTGAATGTTATGGTATGATTCACTTCCGACCTGGCGATGTAATCCAGTTCCGTGGTAAAACAAATAAAAACCACAGTGTGGTCCACAAAAATTTCTACATTATTGACTATTGTACTACTTCTTATCTAAAGGTAAAGTACCTAGACGGTACAAAAGTTTATGGAGCCACCGAACGTAAAGAACAAGTTGGCCTTCATCCAGGCTACTGCAACCACGCATCAGGTTTTTGTCATCAAATACGATAGTAGTTGTTGCCCGCATGGTGGAATAGGTAGACACCGGGGACTTAAATTTGAGCGCATAGAAACGAAAGTTCTATGTGGATGGAGTCAAATTCGGTGAAACCTGTAAAATGGCAACACCGAGCTAAGTCTTGGAGATATTTTTACCTCGATATGTAGAAGTCTGAGCATGACAGTTGGGGCATAATAAGGTTAGATTGTCGAGAGTATTGTCTAAGTGATTGCCATTAATGTGTTCTAGCTCTAATGGAATCGGCTGTTGGTTCCATTCAGTATTTAAACACTTATAGCACTTATAGTCGAAATATCCCTCTCTCAATAATCTTTTCTTTAGCTTGTAAGAGAGAATAGATGCCTTGTTGGTAAGATAATCAGAAATTGGGCGCTGTGGTCCAATTACTGCATTTTTGCTCCATCCCTTACCCTTAAAATGAGATGTATCAATAGCAAGTTGTTGTATACGCTTTTTAAGGCATTGGTAATTCCCTCCCGCCGCAACTATATTAAGTTTTAAAAGGACTTGTCTGTAGGATAGTGATTCAGCAACAGCCTTTTTCAACTCATCTTCAGAATGTCTATATTTCACAGTAAAAATCTCCAAGGAAAGTGTAGAGACTTGACGGCTCCTACCTAAGTTAGCTATGCTAATATGGTAAAGGTAAAGTCCAGCCCACAAACAAGTTTACCATACTTGGTAGCGAAAGCTATAGTGGGAAGAAAATCCCCTGCTAGTAATAGCGTGCAGGTTCAAGTCCTGCTGTGGGCACAAATGAAATTAGGATAGGTTATGGAGCCAGTTGCGATACCGTTAAAACAAAAGTATAGAGTAGGCTTTTCCAGCCGCTGGAAATCTAAGTCAGATAATCAGCGCAATAAGCCGAAGCGTTTAAAGCTAACCTCACAAGCCAAAGCTAAGCTGCCGCCCGTTCCTGAGTGTGTAGTGGTGCTTAATGCAAAGACAGGAGCGATGCGAGTAGTAAAAACCGGCAGAATATTACAACATACCGGTACCGGATTTAAGGTGGTGTAATTGTTTAATTCCTAAGCTCTTAGCCGCTGTAACTCAGGGGTAAGAGTAGCACACTTATAATGTGCGAGTCGATGGTTCAAATCCATCCAGCGGCACGAATGGACCTAGGGAGATAATGTGCATAAGTATCTTGTATATAAGCATATGGCAGATCGTATTGAAAAGGGGTGGATCAGAGGCGAACTTAGATCAAATGATAGATATTGCCTAATGGGTGCTCTACGGGAAGAACATCTAAATGGCAGTGAACAGTATGACATAATCAAAGAATTGGATATGACGATGTTGCCACACGTCAAATTCATTTCTGGTTTAGCTGGTCAACCAAAGGTTGTTGATTATCCCATTTTTGCAGATGATGCAACTTATGAACGTATTGTTGCTATTGAATGGTGGAATGATGTTCCGTGGCGCCAGAAAAATACCGTTGTCCGCAAACTTCGTAGACTTCAATACAAGTACGCTGATAGCTATATTCGCCACATGGAACGTGAGATTGTAAGACTTGAGAAAGAAATAGCTAAAAAGAATGAAGAGCTTCATTTCTGGCAGAAATGGTTTGGTACCGCCGATGGAAACCTTGAAGCTGAACTTACAAGATTAGTTCAGGAATTGGGAGAGGTGAAAGGTGGGAACGAAGAAGGCTAAGGACGATGTAGATTATGAAGATCCCGCCAAAATTCCCTCTAAACACTGTAGTGTATGTGATCACTGGGAAGGCAAGTTCCGATGCGAACTAGTTGCGGGTCACATAGAACCTACAGCATGGTGCAAACTATTTGAGTTTATGGGGAAGATATTGCAATGAAAACGTTTATTACAAGACACATTAAAAAACATGATCCCATATCTTTTGTAGATGTGGCAGTTACTCACAGCTATATGGATCAGAATGTGTGCGGTCTTAGGTTAGTTCTAGATACTGATGTTGGAATGTTTGCAGCCGAAGGCTCTGCACGTCGTAATCCTGTAGATGATGAAAATCCTGAACTAGCTCAAACCCTTGCAATAGCTAGAGCGTTAGAATCGCTGGCTAATGGGCTACACAAAAGAGCCAGAGGATTTATGAAGCAGCAGGATGAGATACTGACTGCTAAGGGGGAAGCTAGACTTAAGGCCGCCGCAAAAAGAGTTCAAGAAAAAGAGGCAATCACTGCATTCTTTGAAGCAGAACCGGTAGAAATAACAATGCCGGAACCTACACCTGAACCTGTTAAAGCCCGCAGACTGCGTAGAAAGTAGGGGGATAATGGATCACGGGGATGATGGAAAGTTTCAACAGGATAAGTTTCTAGGTGATCTAGACGGACCATGGCGCCGACTTGCCTTATGTTTTGGAAAGGATCCAAACTTCTTCTTCCCCAACCATGGCACTAATGAAGAAAGACAAAACCGCAAGTTTTGTTGGCCTTGTCCTGTTCGTCAAGATTGCTTGAATTGGGCGCTTGAAACCAATCAGAAAGATGGTATTTGGGGCGGCCATACCGAAAAAGAACGCAAGGCTATGAAAAAAGAAGATCGTCTTAAGAGATTTTATACTTATATTGGAGAAGCATCCTAAGGAGAAATGTGAAGCTCAATCAGGTTAGGGATGACCCCTTTCGTTGAGCCATTCGTTTTGTGTTCTTGGTATTACGACCACAGAATGTTTCGGTTTGTGCATGACAGTTAGGACATAGGATGCGAAGATTATATAAATCGTTATTACGATGGTTTCCATCTATATGATCAAGTTGTAATGGTGCTGGTTCACCCATCCACTCTGTTATGCCACAGCGATAACATTTAAATTCCAAAATACCAGTCTTAATAAGTCTAGTTTTAAGACAACGTGAATCAGTGATTTCATCAACTGGTTTGCGCCATCCTGGATTTTCTTTAGGTCGTCCTCTTCCAAACTTCTGTCGCTCAAAATGTGACAAATCTATATTCAGTTCGTTTGCGTAACTTTTGATTTGTTCTCTTGCGGCATTAGTAACGTGCTTGTAGTTTAAAGCTCGAATGGCATCAGTCATAGTATAGGATGTGCTTATAATAAGTTTGAATTCTTCCTCAGTGAATTTAAGAAGTTGATTGTCAGAATGTCTTTTCATACTATATTATATCACAAGGATGGTGGTCAAAATCAAATTAAATCAAGTTATTGCTATCGAACGTGGTAGCAAGACGGGTTTAGAGAATGCAATTACCGCCGCATATCATGCAGTGCAGCGGACCAATGCATTCTTTGGAATCGTTAAGACTTACGAGCCAAGAGAAGATGATGGCGAGCAGTTCCCGCCCGAATCTCAGCAGGTTCAAGCTAAAGCACAAACTCTTATTGAGAACTTCTCTGAGGCTCTTGGTAAGTTGTTAGATGTTGAAGCCACCAAGGATTGGAATAACTGTAAGGCTACCGCTACAGTCACAGTTGATGATACGGAAATCTTAGTCGATGTTCCTGTCACATATCTTATGTGGCTTGAAAAGCAGCTTGTAAATGTGCGTACATTTATCACGAAGCTGCCGACTCTCCCATCTGACAAAGTGTGGCATTACGATGAGAACGTAGATCTGTTCACTACAGATGAGCGCATCTCCATCAAAACCAAAAAGATCCCTCGCAATCATATAAAGGCAGAAGCGACAGACAAGCATCCTGCACAGGTTGAGGTTTACCATGAGGATGTTCCTGTTGGTGAATGGACCACCAGGGATTTGAGTGGCGCTCTGCCACAGCGTAATATCAATGAAATGTTGGAGCGGGTTGATAAATTGCGCCAAGCTGTTATTACAGCTAGAGAGGCTGCAAACGACCTGACTATAGAACGGAAGGAAGTTCAGGATTCAGTCCTGGGTTATATCTTCCAACAGAGCTAGTGCCAAACTAGCAGCCACAAGCTAAAGCTAAAGCTGAATCTAAGACGAGCCAAGTTCGACTCTTGGGGCAGGCTCTAGATAAATAGAGTGAGAAATAGTCCACGGGCTTACATAGGAAGATTGGAAGCTTGATCTTGAAAAACCTATGCATTCTATTTATCTAGAGCCCGCCGCAGGTTAGCCTCGGGTGTTTCATCAGCACCTTTAAAACTTAGAATATTTGGCACAAGCTGAAGCGAGGGCGATAGCCGAAATAGACCAACCATAGACGATAAGTCCGAGAATCCTAGTGCAATTCTAGGGCTGTGCTCTAGGGTCATCAGTTAGTTAACCGTGCCGTTTCTAATTGGTGGCCCTAAAGCACAGCTAGCTTAATTAGTAAAGCATCGGCTATTTAATAAATGATCTATGGTTTTTAAACTGAGTTCGGTAGTCTAAGTAAGCCTGAGTACGTGATCATGTGGGCAGATCTATTTGAAGGTTGTTCGCCCACGACACCTAAATCACATGCTTTAATAGGGGCCGGGGGGGATGGATATTGCCTCTCTGGCCCCGGTTAAAGTCTGTGGTAACTGCTATATACAAAGGAAGGATTATGTGCTTAACTCCGTACCATATACATGAAGATACGTTAATCATGGAACTTGGTCCCGCCGTTCCTATTGATATGCTCAAGATGCATCAGTACCACGATTCATGTTGTAGATTACTTAAGCCAGCCGATGGTCCCCCTGAATGGAAGAGGGAGCCATGGAACATTAATCTAGTCATTGATGTTAGAAAACAAATTAATATGAAAGAGGTTGTGAATGAAGCACCTACCCCTACTGCTTAAGGACGGATATAAAGTAGGTCACGTATATCAATATCCTTCAGACACCACCGAAGTTTATTCAAACCTCACCCCCCGCACGGGACAGCGAGCCAATGTTGATATTGGCGGGGTAATTAACTTTGGTTTGCAGTATTTCATTCAAGAGTATTTAATAGAGCAATTCAACGAAAACTTCTTTCAACGCCCACGAAAGGAAGTTCAGGATGAGTATGACAGCACTATTAACTCTTATCTTAATAGCAACATTTCTTTCAATCATGTTGGTGCTCTTCATGAACTCGGATTTCTTCCCCTAAGAATAAAGGCATTGCCTGAGGGAGCACTTGTTCCCTATGGTGTTCCTGTTCTTACGGTAGTAAATACGCATCCAGAATTCTTCTGGCTTACCAATATGTTAGAAACGCTTATGTCGTCTGTGTTGTGGAAGGCTTCTACTTCGGCCACAACGGCATTCTTCTACCGCAGACAGTTTGAAAAGTATGCTGCCCTAACAGGTGCTCCTAGAGAGTTTATTCCATGGCAAGGTCATGACTTTAGCTTTAGAGGAATGTGCGGTGTAGAAGATGCAGCAGTCTCGGGAGCAGCGCACTTACTTTCCTTTACTGGCACCGATACTATACCCGCCATCGGATTTCTCAAGCATTATTACGACGCTGAAGGACTTATCGGTGGGAGTGTACCTGCCACCGAGCATTCAGTCATGTGCATGGGGGAGCCTGAAAATGAACTTGATACTTTCAAGAGACTCATTACAGAAGTTTACCCCGATGGAATTGTGTCGGTTGTTTCAGACACCTGGGATCTTTGGAGAGTGTTAACTGAATACCTTCCGGCTCTTAAAGACGAAATATTATCACGTAACGGTAAGCTTGTTATTCGTCCTGATAGTGGTGATCCTGTTAAGATCATTCTAGGCGATGACGATGCCCCGGCCGGTAGTCCTCAGTCACAAGGCGTAATACAACTCCTGTATCAGACCTTCGGAGGTGCCGAAACTGAGACTGGTCACATTATGCTTGATGAGCATATTGGTTGTATCTATGGTGATGGCATTAATCCTGAGCGTCAGGATGCGATACTTAACGGCCTGTATCTTGGTGGTTTTGCTTCTAGCAATATTGTGTTGGGAATGGGTAGCTATACTTACCAATTCGTAACTAGGGATGCTCATGGCTATGCTATGAAGGCTACAGCGGGCCGCACCAAATCCCGTGGCCTCATAGAAATCTTCAAAGACCCAGTGACAGATGATGGCACAAAGAAATCTGCTAAGGGTTTGTTATGTGTTGACTATGATGCTGACG